TGCCTTTCAAGGCAATTCTAGCAACGGGCATTAATCCTGATGCGTTTCATACGATTGATACTGGTAAAAAACGTGGACCTGTTGACACCTTGTCCATTAGTGGAGAAAAGAACACTGCTGTTTTAGCCTCTGCACTATTGTCCCTTCATAAGTATGAAAATGGACACTTCAAAAGTCATATAAGTTCACGGGGATTTTCTGGCCTAACAAATGATGATTACCTCGTACTGTTGGAAAATAATCCTGGAATGCGAGACTCTGCAAATTATGTATCGACACAATCCAAACCATTTAATCGGTCAATCTTTGCAACCTTTCATTTTTTGGCCACAATAATAAATAAAGCGAAGGCAGATGATTTTTGTGAACAGGTCTTCACTGGAATTGGGTTAGATACAGCTAGTCCTACCCTGGTTCTCAGAAACACATTGTTAACAATGTTTATGAACCCTGATTCACCTCTACCAAGGACAGTGTTCGCCTTAACAATTAAAGGTTTTAACGCATATATGAAAAACAGCAAAATCAAAAGGCTGCACTTTCGTATTTGCGGAGAAAATCCTGAAGCATTCCCAGAGTTCAAAGTAAAGTAATAAATTCAAATTTTAACACATAAACACACAATGAAAATATCATCTGGAAAAATCTCCGCACCTGTTCGGGCTGTATTCTACGGGCCTGAAGGGATCGGCAAAAGCACGTTCGGAACATGGGCTCCCAATCCCATATTCATCGACGTTGAACGCGGTACACGCCACCTTGAGATCGATAGAATCGATGACATCCACGGGTGGGAACACATTGAATCCGCTGTAACTGCACTCACGAAAGATCACCATGGGTATCAAACGCTAGTGATTGATACCATCGACTGGGCTGAAAAGTTGGCGACTGAACACCTATGTTCCATCCATAACAAGGATGGCATTGAAGGTTTTGGGTACGGCAAAGGCTTTGTCTATGTGAAAGAACTCTTCGACCGTCTACTTGGACGCCTTGACGCATTGGTGGATTCAGGGATGCACGTCATGATCCTGGCCCACTCTATCGCAAGAAAACATGAAGATCCTGGACGGGCCGGTAGTTACGACCGCTATGAACTAAAGCTTTCCAAACATGTGTCTCCACTGGTCAAAGAATGGGCGGATCTGCTGGTTTTCATGAACTACAAGACAGTGATTACTGAGGGCGACCGTGGAAACATCGTTGCTGGCGGCAAGGAACGTCTCCTGTACACCAGCCATACCGCAGCCTATGACGCGAAGAACCGTCATGAACTCGATGATATCCTCCCGATGGAATGGGATGCGATTGCTCCAGCATTCTCATTCAAACGGGATGTTGCGGCAAAGCTGAAGTCAAAACCGAAGAAGGCAAAGACAGAACCAAAACCGGAACCGCAGTTTGAACCCGTCCAGCCTTTGGAAGAAGCAGAGGAGGAGGAGGATATCCCCTTCGACCCGCTCACCGAGGAGTCTACTCCCGAACCTGCGACAGAGGTACAAATCACGAACTGCAAGAACCTCTGGAACCGATGTGTCGAGCAACTGGGGCACAAGCCAGAGCAACTGACAAAACTCTGGGAATTCTACGAAATCGACGGTCCTGCGGGAATGTGGTCCAAGCTGACCAAACCACAAGCTGCTCAAGTCATCGGATTCTTTTCTTCCAAACTAGAAGCATAACCATACAAACCTAAACACACACGAAAAAGCATAACATGAAAGTATCATTCAAAGCCAAAGAACAAAAGTCCTTTGAGCCGTTGGAAGAAGGAGACTACAAAGTTCTCCTCCTTACTGCGAGCGAAGGCAAAAGTAAGTCTGGAAACCCAATGGCCAAACTGGAATTCCTTGTTGATGGAACCCAAAGAAAAATCCCGGAAAACATTCCATTCATGGAATCATTGGAGTGGAAGTGGCAACAATTCGCCTCCGCCTTTCAAGGTGAGATCAGAGAAGGCGAGGATGTCGAATTTGACGTTACCGACTTCGTTGGGACTACGTGCTGGGTGCACCTCAAAATCGAAACCTATATGAAAGATGGAAAAAACAAAAAAGATGGGGAAGAGAAGAAAGATGGCGAAGAGAAGAAAGTCAATCGCATCGCCTACTACATCCCAGCGGACTCCGCTCCTTCTGCAAAGAAGTCCACGGTGAAGAAGAGTCATGCGGCTCCCGCTACGACTGAGGCTGAAGACGACGACGTGCCATATTGATGGAACTTCGCCCGTACCAGCAAGAGGCTATTCAAGCCGTCACCCGCGATCTCTGGGAGCATCAACGCATCCTGGGGGTCGCGGCGACGGGAGCCGGAAAGACGATCATAGCATCTGCATTGATGAGTAAAGCAAAGGGGAGAGCTCTATTTATCGCTGATGCGAAGGAATTGGTTCACCAGAACGCTGACAAGTTCCATCAGTACACAGGAAGGACCGTGGGGGTCGAGCAAGCGTCTTTGCATGCCTCTCCGAACGACAAAGTGGTCGTTGCCACTACGCAGTCCATCTCCCGCCGTCTTGACAAATACCCCAATGATCATTTCTCTATTGTGATTGTCGATGAAGCTCACCGAAATACACTGGGAGCACAAGCACAGGATGTTCTCAACCATTTCCCGAATGCGAAGGTTCTGGGGCTGACGGCAACGCCATGGAGAAAAGACCGTAGACAACTGGGAGAATATTTCAAAAAGATCAGCTTCGAGATTGGACTGCCCCGCCTCATTCGTGAAGGGTTTCTTTCCCGTATCCTGATTAAATCTGTCCCACTCCCCATTAATTTGTCTGGAGTCCGCACGAAACACGGGGATTACCGGGAGGATGATTTAGGGCATGCACTGGAGCCACATTTAGAAGAAGCGGCTCAATTATTGGTGGAGCACGCTCCGGGTCGAAAGACGGTGGTATTCCTGCCACTGATCGAAATATCTAAACAATTCCGAGATGCCTGTGAACGGGCAGGGCTTTACGCGGTGCATGTGGATGGAGTGGACCGCAGTGCATTGCCAGAATTCACGAAAGGCGATGCTCAAGTGATCTGCAACGCCAGTCTCTTGACGACAGGATGGGACCACCCGCCGACAGACTGCGTCTTTATGCTACGCCCCACCCGGTCACTGAGTCTGTTCCAGCAGTGCGTGGGGCGTGGAACCAGAATTTATCCGGGCAAAGAGAATTTACTTTTACTCGATCCAATGTTTCTGACTGACCGCCACAGGTTGATCACTCCAGCTCGTTTGGTAGCATCCAAGCCTGAGATGGTGGATTTGATGGACGAACACATGAAGGAAGAAGGTAGTGACCTTCTGGAGTTAGAAGAAGAGGCGCAAGCCGAGCACATGGACCGACTTCGGGAAGAATTGGAAGCCAACCGCAGGAAACAAGCCCGGATTGTGGATGTGATGGATTTCTGTCTAAATTTGATTCATGCCCCGGATGTCGCCAGCTACGAACCGGAAACCATGTGGGAACTATTGCCACCGACAGAGGGACAATTGAAATCGCTGGCAAAGTTTGGGATGGATGATATCGGTATATCGAACCGAGGCCATGTATCCAAAGTGCTGGATCTGCTATTTACCCGGCAACGGGAAGGATTGGCGACGCCAAAGCAAGTCAGGTTATTGACCAAACTCAAATACCCAGACCCCGGCATGGCAACTTTCGAAGAAGCAACAAAATTCATCAGTGAGACAATAGGAAAGAAGTGAAAGTAAGGATTAAAGGAAAGAAGAAAGACGATGGGCCAACAGATTACAAAGAGATTGCAGAAAACATTCTCGGAAATGTCGATTGGCAAGATTCTCAGACAGGGTACTGTTTGTGTCCAGGGCATCATTTGCACAGTACCGCGACCGGAAGTAAGGACACCCGTGTCAGTATTCATGACGAACGCCCCCCAACCATTCACTGTTTCCATGACTCCTGTAATGCTGAAATCGAACGAGCCAATGCTTTATTTCGGTCTGAGCTAGGGAAGGCTGATGCCCGACTGGAGCGGAATGCAGTAGGGAAACGTAAATTCTACAAATCTGTCCCGAAAGAGGAAGACGTTCCCAACGATACTGAGCGATTTCTGTCCTACTGCTTTGATCCGGAAGACTACGTTTCGATTGAAGCCGTGCAGAGTGATGGCAAGCCTGGGTCTGGCATGAATCACCTGACCTGCCGTCAATGGATTTCTGGCATTGATGGGGATACGGATTGCTTCCATCCTACTGAATATGGCGGTGATGAAGCTTCTGGATACTATGTGCGGATCAATCCCATTAAAAGGGGTTCACGGGGAACGAATGATGATGTCACCAATCATCGATACATTCTGTTGGAGTCCGACAAGATCTCCAAAGAGAAGCAGATAAAGATTCTGCGGAATTCTGGCCTTCCGATAGCCGCCCTCATTGATTCTGGCAGTAAATCGATTCATGCATGGGTCCATGTGGATGCGATCAATCTCCAGCAGTACCATCAGCGCAGACAAAAGATCTACGATTCTCTTCCCGAAGAGTATGAAATTGATGGGCAATGCAAGAACCCATCCCGCTACTCCCGGCTTCCTGGAGCCCTACGTGGGGATCAGGAGCAAAAGCTTTTAGGATTGGGGATCGGCCCACGGGACTATGAAGCATGGGAGGATGCAAAGGATGAGTCTGAGGAAGCTCCTGAGTTTGGACCAAGAAAGCTTCTCGACTTTGATGTAGAGAACGATCCCAATAATCTGCTGGGGAAACGGTGGCTTTGCAAAGGAATGGTTGCTGGTTTTGTTGGTCCGACAGGAGCGGGAAAGT